ATGCTATCAAACTGACCAGGCAAAGTTCCAGGTGCAGAAAAATCTGAAGCAGACACTGTAAATCCTTCATTAGGAGTGATAGTAAGGCTACCACCACTAATCATGCTTAAGCCCATTACGCTAGCATCTGGATCTTCTATAAAAGTAAAAGTTGATACTGTAAAATTTATTGCCATAATTATTATGTTTGTGAATAAGCATTGCCATCAGGATCTGTAGCTTGAGCTGTTACTTCTTGTTGAGGCGTAAAACCAGTTGCTACAGGAGCCGCTATTATAGAACCTAAACCTTGAACGTTAAAACTTTCTTTAGTATTTCCTTGGTTTCCATTTCCTCTAATATAGTTAAACCATTTTCCTTCTTTTTCTATAAACTCAGGAACAAAGCCTGTTTGAAGGTCTGTATTTATGCTCGACACATGCCAACCTCTTTTTGAAATTTGCACGTTGTCAATAGAACCAAGACTACCTAAATTGTAAAACTCACCGTCTGTATACTCAACACCTGAGTCTAAATGATCTTCTGTTATAAATCTCAATACTCTACTTTGACTACCTTCATAACCAACTGTTTTAAAGGATTTAATAGAACTAGGTGATTCGTTAAATAATACGTCTATACTAGAATCTGTGTGTGTTCCATAAAAAACATTATGATTATTTGCACCTAAAGATGTTTTACCAACGTAGTGTTTATATATTTCGTTATCTTTAGTAGTATAATATCTATCTCCAATACTAACACCAGATGTTGGTATAAAAGATTTAAAACTTACCCAACCTTTTGACCTTTCATTAAAAGAAATAGTTTGATCACCAGACGGTGAACCATTGTTATCTTCACCAAACTTATCCCATCTTAATAATGTTAAGTTATATTCGTCATTAACTCCGTCAAACGTACCTAAAATATTAGTATGATATTTTAATTTTTCTCTAAAATATCCTTTCATGCCAACATCTGATATAGGAGTAATACCGTTACCTGATAATCTTAAGACAGCACCTCTTTGCTTGTCAGTAAAATACATTCTATAAGCATCAATTGCTAAAGATTCAGGGTTTTTTGATATACCGTAATCACCTGCAAATGGAGTTGAGGTTCCCAAAACTCTATTAGTAGATGTTAGCTGTGCATTACCTCCAGCGTTAAATAAAACATCTTTACCGCTTGACATTACTTTTAGCACCTTGTCTTCAGTAAAAACTACAACGTCATTATCTCTAGCTTTCATAGCTTGTATTGAGCCATAAGTAGTATTTAAATCCTTAGTTATTTTTTCAGCCATATTAAACTGATTTAAACTATTTGTACTTGACGTTGAATTATATATTCCTGAATATATTATACTACTTGTTTTTTCTTCTTGCCCATATTCTAAAAACACAGACGAAGCTTTTATACCATTATCTATTTGAGGAGCATTAAAATCGTCTCTTATTCTGTCTGACTCTACGCCGTTACCAAACGAATAACAATTGTTCCATGCTAAATCTACCTCGTACTTATAAAATCTTTTATCTATAAAAAATTTGCCAGTTGTTGACCAAAATTTAAAAGAAGATGAACCTGTAAATGATAAGCTTTGAGTTAATTCAATATCGTAAGTAACACCATTAGTCACTACTTCTTTAACAAATGTTCTACGAGGAACTTCATTAGCTGTTAAACTTACAACTTCCATACCAGCTTGTGGGACAGTAGTAACGTCTCCTACAGGCACGTCAATTATAGACGTATTATTTATAGTATTAGGATTTACTACGTTACAAGTTAAGCTTATTGTATCTGAAGGTACTGCGTTTGGCGCTACCGACGCGTTGTCTATTTTAGCGTGACCTTCTACTTTAGATCTAGTAACTAAACCATTTTTGTGTTGAAAAGAAACGTAGTCACCTATTGCAACATAATTTCCATCAAAAACTCCACTAGTAACAGTGGGTAAAAAATCTGTATCAAAACCACCAACGTCTCTTTTAATAACAATGGCTCTTTGTACCGTGTCACTTACGTAAGGGCTTCCTGTCAAAGGTATATTTCCACTAGTAGGCTTTGTTGACGCTATAAGTTTAGAAGACTTTTCTCTAGAATTATAAGCCCCAGTATAGTCTATAATATTGCTATCATTTGCCCTTAAAGGTATAGCTCTACTAGCCTCATAATATATATCTAATCCCAAATCTTCTTTAGGTTCAGTTTCAAAGCACGCGGCACTTGTTTGTATAGAGTCTTCAGAAAGACTTTGTGATGATACTCTTTTTACAAATTCAATACCTGTACTACCAAGGCCATTATGTTTTATAACGCCTAAAGGATCCCAAACGCTATTATCTATACCAGCGTTAACAGTTTCACCCGAGGCAAGCACACGTCTAAATCTAACTATTATTGACGTTCTACCACTATAATCTAAATTAGCACCATCAAAATTAGTATAGTTAACACTTTCTATTGTTATAGGTCCACCAAGCTCGCCAGTTCCAGTTGAAGGATTAGATTGATTATTTTGAAAAACTTCATAAACTTGTTGATTTGGATCTTCTGTAAATCTAAACAAAGTACCAGGTGTTTGCATTTTAGTTTTAAAATAAGCGTTAGCACCATTAAAGCCATCAGAGTCTAAGTTACCGTCTTTTACAACAGAAAATATAGCTTGAGCATCACCAACATTGCCTGTAAAACTACCATTAGTAAAAGCTTCGTGATTATAGTTAGTTGAGTCACCAGGTATCACTTGGTTAGACGTGCCATAATTAAAACCACTCATGATATCGTTGCCTTCGTTATCTGTTAACCCAAACAGCGCCCTTGCTCTTACTGAGTCTAAAAATATATCTGCAGTTCTGTCAGGATTATTAGCCCAGCTAACCCAAAACTCTTCTGTTTCTTGATTACGGCTAGATGTAGCAAAATCACTTTCTATGTTTAAGTCGTTAAAGTAACTTCCCAAAGCATCATCATCGCCATTAGCATCTTGGTACTCATCCCAGTTTTTATCTTCAAAATCCATATCAGAAGCGTAATCATTGTTATCAACAGCTGGATTTTGTGCTTTATTAGCTATATGACATATTTGATAAGAGCCTTCAACTTGATATTCTCCTAAAGAATCTCCTAAAACTCTATTTGTTAAAACATTATCTCTAGCTATTTTAACAAAAAACTTACCATCAAATTCAGGTCTATTTTGTACAACTTGATCTCTAAGTTGAATATTATAAGTTAGCTTGCTATCTTGACCATCTGCGTAATTATTAACAGACTCTATTGCTGTACCTAATGTACTTGGATCAGGCAGCTGCTGTTGTATCTTTTGATACATAAATACATCTGATAAACTAAATGGATCTCTAATACCAAATCCATATTCGCTACCATTAGCTCCACCTTTTATTACTCTAGTAATTTTTCTAAAAGGACTATGTGCATGATAAAAAGTGCCATCGGTATCTTTGTATTTACCAACTATTCTTAATAATGCATCTCCTTCAAAATCTAATCCATCTAAATAATCAGTATTACCTTCTCCATCAGGTTCAGCTGACTCTAATAAAATTCTATCAAAACCACTTTCTGAAGATGGCTCACCGTCTACTATTATATTATTAGGTTCTGCATCATTTTGAGTGTAATCATTATTATTATCAAATGCGGCCCCACCAAACACGTGTTTAGGCGCCATTACTTCTAGTGGAAAATCTTTGTGTGTTGTTTTTATATGATCTGGAGCTTCACTAGCTATAGCAATAATTTTGTATCTAGCCTCTTCATCTACAGCCGCTTGAGAACCATGTTCATTTTTTAATATTAAATAATCATTTTCTTGTACTTTATTTCTATCAGCAGAATTAAATGCTAGCCAAACATTGTTATCACCAGCGTCATACCACCTATCTAGTACTAAATTATAATATTCATTAGATGTTTCTTTTACGTAATACTTAACGTAACTCATCCAGTCTGCTGGCGTAGTCTCACCATTATTTTCACCAAGATTAGTCCATTGAGGCTTAACATTAAACTTATTAGAAAATTTAGACAAAGCTTTTTCAACTTTAATAGTGCTAGGAACACGCTCAGTAATATCGTTATTTTCTAAGTCATAACCTGATGATAAAACTGGAGTTTCTCTACCAAATTTATCACCAATAACAACGCCAAGTTGATAATCTCTAATAGATTTTAATGATTTTTTTGGAAGTGGAAAAGATACAACTTCTGATAAAATAGATGGCTCTAAGTTTATCACCTGTGATACATCATAACCTTGTACATAGTTTCCATACAAAATTCTATTACCTGATATACCTTGAGCTCTAGCATATCTTGGAACGTTATCCCAAGATCTAAGCAGTTGATTAGCTTCTACTACTTTATATATCATTTCTGATGTTATAGTAAGTGAGCCACACGCAACTTCACCTTGAAAATTAGTTTCGCCCCACTCAGAATAATCTATTCCTCTTTTTAAAGTTTTAACGATGTATACATTAGCATTATCTGTAGTCTTCCATAGTATATCTATAGCCTTTACATCTAAAGGTCTAACATGAATACTAGGTATAAAATTTTTAACAACTATTTTTCTAGCTGTATTAGCCATGCCTTCATTAAATCCTTTGCTAGGCGTGTATTCAAAATTACCAGGTAAAAAAGCTAATTCAGACCAAGGAGAAAAAGTAGAGCACTCGTTGTCTTCATACTTATATCTATAACCAAATCTACCAAACTTTGATTCAAATAAAGGTCTTTTTATTTCCAAAGATACATTCCAGTTGCTAGGATTATCTTGTTCATTTAAATCTTTATCAGCAAATATTATTTTAATAGTAGCTATATTATCATCAGCGTCTATCACTTCTCCTCTTATAACAATTGGATCATTAACATTAGCTGCATCAAAAGTGTAAATATCGCCTTTTCTAAAATCAACACCAGTTGGAAAAGGTACATCTACTTCTTCGCCAGCCTCTACAACCTCATCTCCTTCAAAAAAATTATAACCTGTAAGTGGAAACTCTATTAAAGCTGGCTCTCTTTCAGAAACGCTCATTTCAATTTCAGGAGGTAAGTGAGGTGATTTTTTAATTGTTGTAATATTTTCTAATTTTATATCAGAGTTTATATCAGTAATAGTCGGGCTTTGTTGAAATACAATATCAATATTTTTAACATCAGTTAATTGCTTTGTAACAGGATCTTTTACAAACAATTTAGTATGAGTTTGTCCGTCATTAATTATTCCATCTATATTAGTTCCAGCTTCGCATCTGTCTATATTTATTTTTTTAGGTTCATGTTTTCCATCTGACCACATTAATAAATTATCTAAGATATTTATAGACGCAGATGGTATTAAATTTAAAGACTCAACCGCATCGCCATTAAAATAATCAAATTCTAAAACTCTTTCTGGATAAATAAACTTTAAAACTTTATTTGTAAAATCAAAGTTGGTTGTATTAGATAAATATAATTGATTTTGAGTTGTATCTATTTTTATTATTCTTCTAGCACCTGAGTTTCCATTAGGAAATAAAATATCTGTACTATCAGCTTGTTGACCGTATATTTCCATACCAACTCGGTATTTAGATGCATCGGCTACTGTTAAAACTGAAATATGACTACTTCCATCAGGTATTGAATTGTTTCCAAAAAGATCAGATGATGTACAAGTGACAGCAAACTTATCTATAAAAATAAATTTTCTAGATAAATCTTCATTAGCTCCTTCAACGCCAACTTCAACTATACTGTCAACCCAGTGTGTTTCTGAAACTATATCAGCTGGATTAACGCCATTTAATATACCATCAATAGGAACTGGAGACGCTGTAAAATAATATGTTTTATTATTACCTTCGTCTGCAACACTAGCTATAATTTGAGATTGTTTAATATATCTTGTGGTAGTGGTCTCAGTGACTTTTTCGTTTCCTTCTAAATTTTGCACTACACCAACGTTACCAATACCTGTAGTAGCATCAGCGTCAGATGTTGATATCTGAATATTCATAGCATCTCTGTATTCGCCATTAGGAACAATTCTCTCGTCGAGATCTTTGTTCATTTTAGCTTTTGAAAAATTACGTTTAATTTCTGGCATAGCTATTTAATTTGTTTACTCATGCCTTTTAGTACTTGAGTAAATTCTTCAATTTTAATATTTGATAATCTTATTTTTGCTTTTCTAGTTTCAGCAAACTTTTCTTTTTTAAATCTTTGAACTAAATATTCAGGTATGTTAGATCTACCGGAAAGTATGCCATACATTATATGCTTGTAACAAGCTTCTTCACAAAACTTATGAACTACCATTTCGCTTTCAGTGCCTATACCATCGCTAACATATTTTAATACTATAGTTTCACCAGCTAATACAGAGCCAAAATGTATATAACCTCTAAGGTTATCTATATAAAAGGTACCGTTAGATTGTGCATATTGTGGATCTAATCCATATCTTCTGCCTCTAAAATCTACTTCTATATCTGAAGTATCATTAACGTTAGGATTTGGCTCAGTTGAATCTTGATAATTACTTAATGTATTACTAGGGGTTTGTTCAGTTAAATTGTCACCTGTAAATTGATACACACCGTCAGAGTTTTGAGTTATAGCAAAAGGATTGCATGTGTCTTTAGCTGGGTACAAAACTCTTTCGACACCATTACTACCTACTCTTGTTAGCTTAATGTAGTTAACATAATCTATAGGTAATGGCATTTTAAGTGTGTTAGGTACTTCTATCTCTTGAGATTTAAAAGATCGTAGTACGTCGTATGATAATTCTTGCAACGCTCTCATTGCGTGGAACTGAACGTCTGTTCTATTTACTTTAGATATTATTTTATTTTCGCCTACATAAATATACATGAAATTATTTATTATATTCTTAAGGCTTTCAAATTGGTAATTACCTATATTAGAAAGACTTGTTCCATAATAAAATTGTTCTGTTGTTCCTATTAATCCTGCCATAATTAACTATTTTGTTCTTGGTTAGTCATTTGTATAGCGTTTGCTCCAACTTGACCTATGTCTTGCTGTTTTGTTATAACGCCAGATAACATTAATATTTTTGAAACTAATGGCTCTTCTTCAGATTCTAATAGTTCAAAATCTTGAGCATCAGTAGCGGCTGAGTTATAAAGAGCTTTTTCTTGAAGAACTACATATGTCCAATTTGGAGGTTTTGGCTTTTTATAATAAGATACACTAACAACAGCACCATCAGATATAACGCCATCTGAAGCTGTAACTATAGTTATTTGTGTACCGCTAGATCTATAGTAAACAGGTGTATGAGTTAAAGGTTTTAATTTATTTGATAACGCGTCTCCCCCAAAAATCCACGCGTATTCACGTCTATTAACTTCTGTAACAACTCCTAAAGTAGTACTAATATTTATTATTTTGTATAAATCTGTAGGAAGTGTTAATATATTACTAGCTATAGTAGTATTGTTTTCTTGTTTAAAAAAAGGAGCTAGTTTAGCTTCTATCATTTCTAAAGTATCAGTATACTGATCGTCATCTTTTATTTTAGCGTTAGAGTTTCTAGCTTTATGAAAATAAGCTTCATATATTTCATTTTGAGCTCTGTCTGCTAATAGATTAAATTCTTGTGGTGTTAGATAACCTCTTTGCTCTTTATTAAGCAAGGCTAAAACCTTTTGATATACGCTGTTTATATTTACTCCCATTGTTTTTTATTTTACTATTATATAGTTACATAATAAAGCGGAAGGTTAGCCCCTAAATAAAAATAGCCACCCGTAATGAGTGGCTATTAATATTAGTTAATTATTGTTATTTAAATCTCTTTTCTATATTTGAGTATACTTCCATACCTTCGTCGGTTTTAAACCAATGAGCTAGTGCTGTATATGGATGTTCATCAAAAGGAACTGTCATAACTTTTCTACTAGTTGATCCCCACATAAAATATCGTTGATCACCTGATAACTTTAATATACCTTGTTCAACAGCTTTAATACCAAAGTTTCTAAGTTGTATGTTATCATCGCTAACAAGCTCTATAAATAATTTAGGATTTCTTTTAGCAAATATTAATAAATCTCTTTTAAGCTCTTTAGAACTCATATTAGATACATCAGATCCTACTTCTACTCTCATAATAGATTCAGCCATGTCTATATCTAAATCTTTTGCTAAACTTAAAGCCTCAACTTCAAACTCTAACCAATCAAGTTGAGTTTCTGCTATTTCAACAGGTTTATACTCGTAATAAATTTGATCTTTGTGAGGATGATATAGTGATAATAATTTTTGTAAAGTAGTTTGCTCTCTAGGAACAAACAAAGCACCATTTCTAAAAACAATGTGCTCTAGTCTTTGATCACCTTTCATTTCATCTACAAATGGAGTTCTCTGGTTTTGACAGTATTTAAGTTCTCTTTCGTAACCTTTTTCTTCGTCAAACCAGTATATATTTGAAGATCTAATAGCTCTTGATACTGGCTTTTTCTTACCTTTTAAATAGTATACTCTATCTTTTATTTCCCATTTTGGTTTAGCTTTTACTTCAGGAGCCACAACCTTAGGCTGTTCTTTTACAACCGTTGTTTTTTCAACTACAGGCCCTTGAGCCTTAGTTGTTTCTTTTTTGTTTGTCATAATATAATATAATAAAAAATTAATAAATATAAGGGCGATACTAGACCGCCCTTATAATAAATAGTGTCTTACTTCATTAACATAAAGTTGTTAGCACCTTGTACTACTAAACATCTTTCAGATAACATATGTATTTGCATTGCATCTAAAGCTGATGTAGCAGCACCAACAGAACCAGTAGTCCAAGTTTTCATTTTTCTATTGTCTGTTTGTGAAGCTCTAAATCTTACGTGTAAGAACGGTCGCTTTAAGTTTTTACCTAATTGCTGATCGTATACAGTAGATGTACCAGCTGGAATAAATACCCCTCTAATTGCATTAGCAGCATTAGCAGCATTAATACCACCTCTTGTAGCTAAATCATTTAAGTATCTAAAGTCAGACTTGTAGAAGTCGTAAGCGCATCTTCTAAATCCAGAAAATCCTAAATTTAGTGCCATGTCTTCTTCATTGTCAAATACTCCGTAAGAAGTACCTCCAGATCCGTAAGAGTTCATTGAAGCAAGCATGTCATCAATAGCTAAACTAGTAGCTCTGTTAATAAACATCATGTATTCTTCAATAGCACCTTGCTTGTCAAACTCAGCTAAAATAGCATCAAACTCAGCTAAATCAGTAGCAGCGTTAACACCAGTTATTCCAGAAGTTAAATTACCTCTATCTTCGATAGCAGCAAATAAACCTTCAGTACCTACAACGTTTCCAGTAGATGAGATAAATTTATCAGCATTATTATCAGTAGGATCAGATGTTACACCACCACCGTAGTTGTGAGCAGCATCAGAACCAATAACTCCTTCAATCATTGCCATTTCTAAGTAATCATTGAATCTTGCTCTCGTGTCAGACTCTGCTTTTAAATACCACATGTAGCCTGATTGTCCCATTTCACCTGTTACTTCAACCCAACCAATTCTAGACGTATCAGATCCTGATACTTCATAAAAGTCTTTTAATATAATTGGTTTGTTAGCAAAAGTTTTGAAAGAAGGCTGGTTAGATCCTCTACTTTCTAAGTCTTTGTTAGCAGCAGCGTTATCATAGTAACCTGTTCCTTTAGCAAATTCAGAACCATAAACTAATATAGTTGTTGCTTTAGTAGTAGTTAACTGAGCAATTGTACTTCCATCGTAAGTAGCTACTGTACAAACTTCATTAGTAATAGAAGTAACAACAGCTTTAAATATACCGTTTGCATTTGCTATTAAAACTGTATCATTAAGTCTAATACCATGTGTAGTTGTAATTGCGTTACCGTCTATGTCAGTCTCACAACTAAACTTGTTGTTATCACTCATGTTACCTTTGTAAGATAAGTGTAACCTACCTTGTTCAGACCAGATGACTTGATCAGCCGTCATAGCCTCTTCAGCCCCTACTTTTTCAAGAAAACCTGAGATAGTTCTATTACCGAATACTTCAGCTTCTTGTTCCATAAGGTCTGGTAAATATTGTTGAGCCCAACCCATATCTTGGTTGAAATCAATATAATTTGAAGCTAGCGCTTGCTGTATTGGAGCAGGAACGCTGTTCAAATTATCTCCGGGTGTAATTGCCATAATTATAAATTTTTATTAAGTTAATTTTTCTTTCTAATTTTAAATGATCTGTTTTTGATATCAGAAGAAGATTGACCTAATACTCTAACTTTTATTCCACCAGCCTCATATTCACCGTGAGTTTTTCTAGGCTCTAAATTAATGTTTTTATCTCTAGAAACTCTATCTTTTATAGCATCAGCTTTTCCTTGCTCATAAAAATGTTGAGCAATTTTGTCAGCGTTCATTGCTGTAAATAGTGACTTGTGATAACCCTCAGCGTCTTCAATAGTTGTATTATCTTTATTAGTAAACTTACTAACAAAATTATTTATGTCGCTTTGAGTTTTTTTAACTTTATCAACATCTTTTACATTAAACCTATAACGTTTGTCTCCGACACTGTATTCAAAACCTTTGAAATTTTGTCCAAAAAAACTATCAGTTTTATTTAAAAATGTTCTTTTATGTACTTCTGTCTGCTTCTTTTGTTCTTCAGATCGATTGAAAAAATCAATAGCTTTTTGCTGTTCTTCTGTAAGTTTACTTCCAGCTTTAATTTCTTCATAATATTTAGACTTTTGCCCGTCTAAATGGGCTCTAGCCGCGGCAACTTGCTCTTTAAGGGCTATTTTCTTTTTACGTATTTGCTTTTCATCATCTAACTCTTCATCTATACCGTATGTGTCTTCTAATAAAAATGATCTTTCTTCTGATGTTAAGTGTGATTTAGTTTGTTTATAATATTCATCTAATACGTCAGAGTCATCCATTTTAGAAATATCTCTGTTTAATTGTACGTAATCATTTAAGTCTCCACCAGTTTCATCCATAAACTTTATAAGCTTTTCTATATTTTCTGGTAGCGGCTTGCCTGTAGCCTCCATATTTTCAATTGCTTTTTCAGCAACTTCTTTTATTTCTTCTACTTTTTCTTCTTGTGTAATTTCTTCTATTACTGGTTGCTCAGGAACTTCTATGTTTTCTTTAGCAACTTCTTCTACTACTTTTGGCTGTTCAATTACGTTTTCTTTTACTTCAACAACCTCTTCTTTTACTGGAGGTGGTTTGCTTAAATCTACTTTTATAATTCCGTCATCTTTAATTTTTTTCTTTGACGTGAACTTACCTTTTTCATCTCTTGGTTGTTCTTTTTTTTCAACAACCTTTTCAGTTGTTTCTTCAACAACTTCTTTGTTATTTTCTTCCATAATAAAATTTTATAAAATATTAAAAATTAGAGACCAAACCTTCTCATGCCTGCATCTCCACTAAGTATATCATTACCTGATGATTCAAACTTCTTAACTGATTCACCCTGTTTTCTTTGCTCTATCATTTCTTTTTGTCTATCAGCCTGCATATTAACTCTAGCGTCTTTTCTATCTTCTCTTATTTCTTCTTTTTTATCGCTAGCTTCTTTTTTCATACTTTCTAATTCAGAATTTAATTCAAACTCATATTTCATTAATTCTTTTTTAGCTTGTATTTCTGCTTGCAAGTATTGTATTTTTAATGAGTTTCTAGTCTGTTCTAGTTGCGCCTCAGCTTGACTTTTACCTTGGGCTTTTTGAACTTCGGCTTGAGCAGCTGCTTGAGTTTGCTGCGCGTTAGCCTGAGCCTGAGCCTGCATGTTTTGTTGTTGCATTGCTTGGTCTTTAGCCATTTTAGCTTTTCTTTTAACTTTAAGCATTTGATTAGCAAGCTTTATGTTTCTGATATTACGTAAATCAATAGCATCGTCTAAATCAATAGTCTTTTGGCCTAAAGCTACTTGTATATTATTTTCTAACATAGCTTTTTCTTCTTCATCTGGTAGTAGCTCTATAAATATACCAAAATCATAAAGATGTAGCTCTTTCATTTCTTCTATAGTAGCAACGTTATGCGCGCCTATAGCTTGTATAAAAGCTTCTTTTGTTGGAGAATATTCTACTATATCAGATATTCTTAAAGATAAACATTCTGCTACTTCCGCTGTTAAATATAACATTGATTGTAATATATGCCTTGTTGCTGTGTTAGAGTTAGCGGCAGCTAGCTTTTGTACACCAACTAAAGCGTTTTTATCCGGAGTAGCAGCGTCTCTAGCCTCATTTAAACCAGTGGTATCTCTTATTAATTGTAAATAGTAATTGTAAGTTTGAATCAAACTTTGTATTTTTCCGCCATTAACGCCATTGTTTATTTGTTGTATTGGAACCTTACCTGGGTTACCGTCTCCTTCACTAGTAAAACTTCTACCTATAACACTACCAGTTTGAAAGAACATATTTAAAGCTTCTTGTGGATTATAGTTTGTGCCATTGCCAAGATCAACTTCTGCTAAACCATCAACATCTAAGTATACACCGTCTGGTACCATACGAGACATTACTTGTTGTAATTTTAAATGAGTTAATTGTATCATGTCAGCAAAGCCAGTTATTCTACTAACAATAGATTCAACTCTACCTTGATACATTCTAGGAGCAACTATTTGATAGTTCATTTTAACACTATTAAAATCAGAATCTGATCTCATCATATTATCAGCCATTTTCCATTTTAATAATTTATCAGCGCCTATTAAATAAACGCCTTCATATAAAACTTCTACACTTCTTTCTAGTTTGCTAAAATCACCGCCCATACTTTCTACAGGTGGGTTAAATGTATCATCTTTTTCAATTATTTTTTCAGCGCCACTACCTAATTTTTTTAACTTATAAACATCATTCATGTGCGTTTTGTAGTTAAAGTATAAAACTTCTATTTGATTTTTATCTAGCTCTCTTCTATAGTGTGAGTGTCTATAAGCCGTATAACCCGAGTTGTCTACTATATTTTTTATTTCTTCTTCAGATAATTCAGGAAACTCTTTTACTAATTCATTTATAGGTACTACTTTTACTTCGCCAATATAATATATATCATCAAAGTATGGAGACTCTGTGTGCGAGTAGACAACATTAGCTGGATCAACATATTTTATTTTAGCACCTTCAGTAAAATCAAACGTTGTTTTCGTTACGCCTATTCCTAACACAGTTAAATCATAGAGCACTCTACGCCTAATTAAATCGTAATCACTGTTGTCCATTAATACATCAATAGCTTGTTCTTCAGCTAGCTCAACAGCCTGCTTGTAGTTTAACTGCATATGTAAAGCTAATTCATCTTCTGATTCAGGTATTGAGTCTGGAGGATTTTCTGATATATCTATACCAAACTGTTCTTGAACTAAATTAGTATACTCTTTAGATCTCATATCTCTAAGTATAGACTCCATATATTCAGTTCTTTTGCTTACACCAAACTGATCTTGAGAATAAGCGTTTATTTCGTAATTTCTTTGTGACATACCGTTAACAACTATGTCAACAAATTTAGCTATAATAGGTACTGGCTTCCAGTCTAAATTAAGATACGATAAATCACCATTTATTGATAATTCATTTTTATATTTTTGAATACTCTGCTCTCCTCTAGCATATAATCTTAGCTCATGAAAGCTATTTACGTTGCTATAAAACTTAGACGTAGCACCATTGAACCACTCTTGCCTAATAGCCTTAGCTACTTCTAATCCATACTTTTCAGATAATTTTTCTAAATCACTGACCGCTTGCGATGGAAAGTTTACATAAGATGTTACCATACTTTACTTTGTTATTATTTTAGATTGAAATCCTTTATTATTATACTTATGTATATTAATATTAATTGACTGTTTTTCTACTTTTGGGTTTGGTCGGTATAAATGTCTGTTACACGCCATTACTGCTAAGCCTGAACTTATTGAAGCGTCGTGTTTAGTTCTTCTGTTTATATCAAATTTAGACCAATCGTTTAATGTTTCATTAAAATACATATCACCATAAGTACCATCTTTTAATAAACCAACGTGATCATTAATATACATCTCAATAGCGGCAGCGTGAGCTTGCTTTATATCTTCGCTTGAGTTTGGCATGCCACCTACTTCTTTTTCAGTTACAGATAGTTTGTTCCAAATTTTATCAGGCCTGTTCATACTAAACGCTCTATACCCTCTTCTTCTCAAATAATACAACAGTCTTGGCTTGTTGTTCTCTGCTAGTATTGGCATGCCATAAAATACTAATGCCATTAAAACGTCTTCAAAAAATATTTCAGCAGTTTGTGGTCTTGCTATATATTCAAGAAAAAAAGTGTTTGCTGGAGCATCTTCCATTGAAAACTTAGTTAATCCATGCAAAGCGCCTTTTGATCCTGTTCCATCTACTGTTCCTGATATATCATATGAGTCACAACCAAACGCACCCATATGTTCGTTACCTGGATATTTTGCGCCATTTTTTAATATAACGTTATTTTGTAATTTTGAACTAGGAATCCAGCTAATTTTAAATCTACCATTAGGGTCAGCATTAAAAAAAACTTGTGTATCTTTTACTCCAGCGGCCCATTGAAAATTACCAGTCGTTAACACTGAAGAGTTTTTATTACCTTCGTTGTAATCTATTTGTTCGTATATTTTTATAAGATTAAATAAACTATTTTTTGTCTCGTCTCTAAACGCGTGTTCCTCAGTTCTTGGAAACTGTCTATAAAATTCATTTAAAGCATCTTGGTCATCTTTTAATCCTTCAGCTTCATTGTCCCAATGATCTATAACACCTTGGTCTATTTCTATACCTTGTGGGTCAATTGCTGGCTTTTCAGGTGTATTAAAAACAGGTTGACCATATTCATCAATAAACCCTTCGTAGTTCCATTCCATAGGAATAAACAAAGAATATAAACCAGATCTAGTTTGACCATTACGATTTCGTTTTGTTACATCAGAGTTATTATATAGCTCTTTAAAATTATCACCACCTTTATCAAGTGAATTACTAGTACTACCCATCATACACTTACCTACAACTCTACTACCTAACCTTAAACAAGTTTTTGTAACTCTCCAATTATTTCTTATATTATCAGGCCTTTCCCACTTACCGCTTTCATCGTGAACTAGTAAATTTAATTTTTCACCGTCATAACTATTATCACCTGTATTTTTCCAGTCTATAGTTGTATCAAGTCCTTCAACGTCATCCATTTCCTCACGCTCACGTATCTTCTTACGAGTAAACTTTTTAGCTGGCACTCTATATGCGAGTTCAGACTTTGGTCG